TACATGAACCTTACCTCTATATTCAGTGTAAGAGATATTAATCTTCTTACCACCAATTTTTACAACATCTGTCTTTAGGTCTTTATGACCACGTGGCAATTTAAATTTTGCCTCACGTAATTCGACTGATATCTCTGCAAAGGATTTCATTACTGAGCTTCACCCGTTGGTTCTGCTTGAGTTTTATCCATCCAATCTACTTGCATTTCAACTCTTTTCATATCGATTGCTTCTGCAGACTTCTGTTTGATTCCGTCAAAGACTTGGTCTTTTGCAGTATCTAACTTTCCTGCTTCAATAGAGTTTACTATTTCTTTTGCTATTTCACTACTCATTTATTAAAATCCCCCGAAGTCATTTTCACTTCCTTCATCTGATTCACCATCTCCTTCACTGGAGATTTGTTTATCAATTAATTTAATGTCTTCTTCTGACTGTCTTAATACATATTTTCTTACCCATTCTTTTGAGTAATATGTCCCGACATAATCAGAAACATTTGAGAGAGTATCTATTCTCTCTCTTATGATTTCTGCATCTTTCAACTCTGTAAAGTGGTTGTCTGTTGCATAATCATACTGGAAGAAGTCTTTAACTTTATCAAATTCTTCTCCACTTACGATTTCCTTAAGAACTAATTGTGTCTTAAGAATATCTGTAAAAACTCTTGCAAACTTCTTCTGAAGTCTGTTTGTGAACTTATTAAATTTAAGTTCGTCTCTAGAAATTTCAGACGCACGACCCATATTGAAACCGTTGTCTGCTTCCATTCTAGAAGCTGGAACATTAAGAGACTGATACAACTTCTTCTTGAAGTATTCTATATCGTCTATATCTGCAAGGTTTTGTCCACCAGGCAGGGTAGTAATCTCTGTTCCTCTACCACCTTCTCTTCTAGGCAACCAAAAATCTTCTAACATACTCATATGTTTTCTATCATCTTTGATTTCACCTGTATCTGCATTGTAGACTAACTTGTTCTTGTATCGGTTCATAACGTCTGCAAGATACTGTTCTGCCTTTGCTTTAGGAAGGTTTCCTACGTCAATGTAGAAAATTCTTCTTTCGGGTGCTCTTGATATTCTGTAAATAACAAGTGCATCTTCCATCATTGCTAACTGATTTGCAGTCTTCAATGCTTTATGCAAATACCCGATTACAACATTCTTAGTGTAATCTAATAATCCCGAAGTAGTGTATGTCACAGCTTCGGGTGCAATTTTGACTGTAGTCCCCTCTGTTGCAGTAGACTTGTCAAAACCTTTATCATTGAAAAGATAAAACTCTTCAATTTTCTTAATTCTGTCGACCTTTGTTTTAGGGTCTTTCTGTTTTTCTATGTTTCTGACCTTCTTAATCTTAATCGGGTCAACATTTCTTAGGTCTACAATACCTAATTTTGGTCGTGACGAATCAACGACCTTATGGAAGTAAATCCTTCCGTCTACATACCACTTTCTGAATAATTCATGAGAGTTCTGATTGAACTTCATTATAGATAAGATGTGATTAAACTCTTCTTGTATCTTAGTTTTGATACTGTCAGAGAGTTTTACATCTCTGAGGTCGAGTGATACTATCTTATCTGATGTGTCAGAAGTGATACACTCATTAACAATATCTTCGATTGCCGAATCACACTCGGGAACCAAAGAGGTTTCACGGTATCTACGAATGAGTTCCGCCTCATTCCTAATACCACCTTCCATATCGACATATGACCCGTAGGCCGCACCCGATATGAAACCACTTTGTTGTTCGATGACGGGTGTGCCGTCATCGTCAACTGGTGGCACAAAGGACTTTTGATTCTTGTCCTCTATTGCACGTAATTCTTCCCTTTTACGGGATATTTCAAACCCAAATAATTCCATACTAATATTTATACCACCCTTTTAGGGGTATATTTCACTTTTAATTACTGAACTCTTTCCCAGTGAGAGAAAGTAAAGTCAACTGTAAATTCCTCTAGTGCATCAACTGTATCGTAAGATAGTTCGATTGCACCTATATTTTTAGGGAACATGTTGAAAAACTCGTATCTCGCAAGGACGGAGTCATCTTTGTTAAGTTGTTCTACGAAAGCTCTAGAAATAAGATAGTCTGTAGAAGTTGAACCTTCTCCACTATCCATAGCTTGAATCTCTTCTTGCCATGCTTCTAGACCACTTCTTACTGAAAACTCAACATCATTGATTACTGTAATCTGCCAATCTTCGAATGTTCTTTCACCCGCAAGTTTAAGGTTATGTCCTCTGAAAGGAACGATAACTTCTCCCAAAGTTCCTGCTGGGATATTAGCAGCTTTACACAAGAATTCAATTTTATTTCCAGCTCTTGGTATAAAAACTTTGAATCGGTTGGCACGTGGGCCTCCACCTATAAGTTGTGCTTTAAATTGGTCTATACTCGCCATTTAGTTCTCCTTAAACTGCACTGTAAATCTCTTCAAAGTCTACACCACTTCTGGCTGCAACAAAGTTGAGAGTTATAAAGTTAATACTTCTAGCAGGTTTCACAAAGATAGAACATACAAATTCGTTTCTATCTATAACTGTATCAGTGTTGTTAGTTTCATCACATAATACTGAGAAGTCTACTAGACCTCGTCTATTCTTAACGTCTCTTAAGAAAGGTTCTACAGCAGCACGGAATTGAGCTCTTGTGAATGCATCATTGAATTCAAAGAGTTGTGATTTCGCTGCAACTGAGATTGCTTTTTCAAGAACGATAAACAACCTTCTAACGTTAATTCTGTCAAATGCAGAAGGTGAAGTTAGTGCTGTTTTATCTCCGAATAATACTGTTCCTTGACCTGCGAATGTGCATACTGGGTTAATTCTTGCACGATATAAGTCATCTCTTGATGATTGTGAAGGATTAAATGCAAGTTTAGTAATACCTAAGTATTGACCTCTTGAGAAACCAGCAGGTGAGAACCATGGGTCTCTTAACAAGTCTGACCTTGCCATTATACCAGCAGTATGTCCGTTAGCGGGAACATAACAGTATTTGTCGTTGTATCTATCGTATGAATACACCCAACCACTATCTAACACTGCATATGAGGAAGAAGTGACTGCAGCGTAATCTGCAATAACATTTGTTGATTGTGTTGATTCACTTGATACACCTACGACACTTGCACGTCTTGGTGAGCAAATAACCATGCAGTCTTTTCTGTTTTCTGCAATTTGAATAACGTTATTTACGATTGTGTTATGGTCTGCAAGAATATCTTGTTCGACACCACTTCCGTTATCTGTTCTTGTTGAACCTACGATTAAGAATGATACGTCAATTGTCTCTGCATCACCGAAATGGTCTGTATAAGCACCATGTTTCTGACCAGCAGTTGGAACTCTTCCGTCAACACCACCACCTAGTGATACGTTGATTACTGCAGAAGGTCTTCCGAAAGCTGTTGTTGCAGATTGTAAGTGTGTTCTTGTTTCATTTGCAGTTGTAAGTAGGTCTGTTGAATGACCTGACCAGTAAATGTAGTCTGAACTTCTTGCAATTACATTTTTGTAATAGTTTGATTGTCCTTGACTGTCTTTACTGTCTGACGCAAGTGATAAGAAACCGTAAGTTTCTAAAACTGTATTTTGAACCCCTGAGAAAAGTCCGTCTTCGTCTACAACTACTACGTGAAGTTCATCGTCTGAACCTCCAGCAGATGTTGCTGTTCCTGACTTAGCAGGTGCTTTATCGAAAGAGTTATAAAACTCCCAATATCTATCTATATTTGCACCTGAATCGACTAACTGAGTTAGACCTGTTCCAGCGGGTTGTCCGATTGCTTCAATAACAATTGAAGTTGAATCGGGTATTGAAGTCACTCTATACTCTGTATTGTGACCTGCGAACTTAACAATGTCTCTTACAAAGAATACTGCAGACGAAGTCACTGAAATAGTTGTCTGTCCTGCTGATTCTTGTGAAGATGTTGTAGTCACTGTATCGTTGAAATATGCATCTGATGACGCACATACTGAAACTTTTAATGAATTACCTAATGAACCAGCATATTTTGAAATCCAATTACCTACTGTTCCGTTTTGTGAACCGTCTTGGTAAGTAGATACATACTCATCATTATTTTTTAGTAATGCAGTTCCACTTGATGCGTTTGCATTGTTTAGAGATGTAGAATTGATTCTCACTACTCTTAGTGAAGAACCATATTTAAGGAATGCTTCTGCTGAATAGAAGTCTTCTGCTCCAGCATCAGTATTGGCTGGTTGATAAAATTTATCGACTAGACCCTTTGCATCTGAAACTGTTATAACTTCATCAACAGGGCCCCATTGGAAATGTCCAGCAAATGCACCTGTAGTTGATGAAACGGCTGGAACAACATTTGTCAGGTCTACCTCTTTTACCTGAACGCCTGGTGATACTTGAAATGCCATACTTTTACTCCTGTTAATGTTAAAAGTTGTTTACTGTTTTATTTATAACTTTATAAAACTCAACAAACTATAATTTCAATGGAACGTCCATTGATTTATGATACCATCGGTCTCCTTCACTATCTACAAAGGTTTCTTGTTGATTTCCTCCATCAAAAATCCCAGGCGGTAGTAAATCGTCCTCAATTAGTTTCTGTTGTTCTGAATACAATAAATCCTTAACAGCTGTATCTGTTAAGTGAACAAAGTATTCAGTTGTCACAAACCAACTAAACAATACCAAATTCATGACCATATCGTCATTATATCCTCTATCTGCTTCCCAACTATTACCTTTATGCACAAAAGTCATTAATTCTGTAATAGTGTGTCTGTCATTCAGAATAAGTCTATTCTCTTCCAATAATTCTTTCAGTGTAGAACAACCGATACGTTTAATCTTACGGGACATAGTGACTCCTATGTCTTCAGCTTTTAATTGTCCTTGGACAAAAACATTCGGATATTCTATGTCATAGTGCAATTGATTTGCAACTGTTCCACCTTCTGCGTTATTTTCAATGATAACAACTGGTTCATTGTAATGTCTTACATACTTATTTATAATATCGGGAAAGAGAAGAGGTGACACCATATTGTCCCTATATGTGCATACTTGTTTGAATGGACTTGTAGTCACGTCTATAATTGTAAATGTTGAGTAGTCCATACCTCTACCTTTGGATACGTCAACCGTGCAGACATATCTATGACCTTCAATTGGTTTTTCATATAGAAAAAGGTTGTCTTTATTCCAGTCGGGGTCTAATGCTCTCATACCCAATAGTGTATTACTATTGATAAGTGTATTACCAGTTCCTAAGAATGAGTTTCCATACTCTTGTTCAAATTGTGCTTCTGAAGTGTTTGCAATTGTTTCTTTCTTCCACTCTTCGTCTCTGCCAGGCACGTCATACCAGTTTATTAAGAATGATTTGTATTCTGATTGGTTATGAACTGCACTTTCATATATCTTATGGAACATATTACCTACACCGTTTGCAGTAGAAGTAATAATAACCTTTGAATCTTTACCCGAGGTCACAACGGGATATGTTGCAGTATAGAATGTTTCTGCATCGTCTACGAATGCAAACTCGTCAAGATACAATA